ATATTTAGTCTTTTTTAAGCAGTTTCTTCATCAATTCATTACGATCAGATATGACAAATCCGTCGCTTTCTTCTATCGGACCCCCGTCCTTGTTGCTTTGATCTAGTTTCTGCTTTTTAAGTTGTAATTCTATCATTTTGAGCTTTTTGTCTATCTTGCCGCTCTTGGCATCTATAGCGTTTCTAAGAAAGTTTCCTGCCACTTCAAAAATTCTTCCTGAATATCTAGAGTCCACATTCATGCCCAAATCCATCAGATTCTTGTAACTTTCTTCTGCTTCTACAGCCAGTTTGTCTAATTCTAGGTCTGACAGTTCGCCCAGGCCTTTTACCTGTGGCAGTGCCGCCGCAACCTTATCGAATTCGGCGTAACTCTTCTGCAGGTTCTTCTGTGTCTGTGGATCTAAATTTTTTGTTGAAGGGTTGCCATTGGCAGTCTCCTTTAACTGTTTGTCTTTTTCTTTTTTGTCTACCTCTTTAAATGCTTCTTTGACATTTGGTAAATTAAGGATGTCTTCTAATTTTTTTGTCATTGTATTATTTACTTACGTTTACCGTTGTGGAACAACTGTTCTTCTGACAGCACCCTGAATCTTATTTTTCTTTGTTTAGCATAGGCGTTGGCGGCCTCCCATTTGGCCATGTTGATCACAACCTGTTTTTTCTTGGCTGTACTTCTGCCTGCATCTCTCATGTTAGTCTGACTCATAGGTTTTACCTCAACCATCTCAGCATGTTTGCGACCTTGCTTGTCCTGATAAACAATGAAAAAATCTGGAACATAAATTGTATATTTGCCTGTGAATGGATGTCTGTAAGGAATCTTTATAGATTCAGATGCCCACTGATACACATTTGGATGCTCGTCGCATAATCTCATGAATGAATGTTCCCAACTTGATCTATAAGTTGGCGTCTTTGTGCCTACGTATTTCTCTTGATTTTTGGGAGAGAACTTGCCCCTAGCAAATCTTGGTAACATTAGTCTATAATGTTTCTAGATACTGTCTCTTTGGTAGTTAATGTTTTTCTTACGCCTAATCTACTGGACTTATATCTATTAGCATTCAATATTATTGTTATTAGTTCAGATAGAAGCGCCGGTGTTGCATATGTTAATTGGTCTAGTATCTGCTGTGGCTTGATATTGTCTATCTTCGCCTGAGACATTATTGCATATGCAGTGGACTCTGCCGCTACTCTTGAAAAGTTACGTTTTACGAAAAATGCAATCGTGCTGTCATATTCTCCTACGTTAAATTCGTAATCGGTCTGATAGTTTGTAGTTGTCAGTTTTTCTATTGTCTTTTGTAACTCATCTTTATCTTTGGGTGGTAAGTTTGTAAAAAATTCAGCCATTATATAGTTTCCTTTTCAACCACTATCTCAACATCTTTTGAGTCTCTTGGAATTTTTATGTATCCTTCAGTAACCAACTTCCTAATATCTGTGGTTGCTTTGTTAGTATAAACATTCTTAATGGTATCTGATGCACCTTCGTATTCAACATTTGATTGGGCTATTGTAAGTCCTTTTCGAGAGCCTATGTCCCTAAAATATAATGCGGCCGCTATCTCGTCCCTAACGTTTTCATCATTGTTTACAAGATTAAACGATTCATCCTCTCCGAGAAAGTTTGTTGTATCCACTACTGGATTTGTAATCACAGTGTTGTTGGCTTGATTAGTATTATCGGCTGTACCTTTTGCAGATGCAATGGCGGCGGCTCCCACAATGGCCGCGGCACCAACAGAAAATTGTGCTACTGGGTTAGTTATAGTTCCGGCCTGCTTTCCAACCTCTAACACTCCTCTTTTTGCTATGCCTTTTAATTCCTCTTTAACATCTTTCTTCTTGATCTTTTTAGCATTGTTGTACGTATTTGCCGCTCCTAATATGGCGCCGAGTATGTTACCCGATCTAACGTTTCCTATCACAGACCCTATGCCATCTACTACCCCGCCTGGACCAAATATACTGTTTGTACCACCACCCAGCACAGTCAATGGGCTAGGTGAGTTGTCGTAGTTGATGGTTGCAAAACCTGGTACTGTGTTCCTGTTGATTACTCCGGCCTTATATATTACAGTTTCATATAATATTTGCATGACGTTATTCAATACGCCAGCACCATCGGCTTGATCTAAATTATCGTGAGAGAAAGAACCTATGACAGGATTGACTAAGGTCATAGAAGTAAATCTTTTTTTATTTAAAACAAATATTTCTATGCCTTTTAAATACGGCTTTTTCCTTTGTTTAGGAGTGTCCATACCATATTTGTTTGTAGCTCTGGTTTTGATGCCATCGTAGTAATCATCCTTGGTGTCAGAAATGGCAAGGTCGGTGTTCATACCTACTGAGTCTGCGATTTGATATTCGTAGTACTTCTTCCAGAATGCATTTACTGTGTCGGCATGATCATCATGAAATGTTATGTTTACAGGTTCATACGCTATCCTAGTTGCCGCGTACATCTTCTTGTTGTATTGCACTTTTTCTTCGTAACTTAGATTGTACTTGGGCAGGTCGCACTGTTTGACCAACATGTTTAGTTGTAATTTTTCGTTCGGAGAAAATCCGTTGATCATCAAGTTTTCGTCTGTGTTGAATACAACGTGAAACAGGAATTTCTGTTTCGGCATTAATTTGTAGTTGTCGTCTATGTACAATCTAGATGCGTGTTGGTAGTCTTTCATCCCTGGAAGACCGTCTTGGAAACCTTGTAAGTAGTCGTTTATTCTTGGCATAGTGCTATTTATAGTCACAAAAAAAGCGCCTATAAAGACGCTTTTCCTGTTATAATTGCTAACTTAATCTTGTGTATTACTGTCCACCACCAGTACTTAATGTACCAATAGTTCTTGCAACTGCCGTACCAAGTCCTGTACCTTGTGGAGTTTGGATTGCATTGTCGTATCTAACTGACAACGTAATAGTTGCTGGATCTGAAGTTGCGTATGCCAATGTGTTGTAGTTCACGTTCTCAACATATGCACCGTATAATTCAAATGTTTCTAAAACATTTGGTGCACTTGCTCCGTTACCACCATCAAGCATTTCAATTCTAGTTGTGAATTTGTAGTCAATACCAGATGCCGCACTTGACTGTTCAAAGAAGTCGAACTGTTTCTGTATCTGCTCACCAACTAATTTAGATACTGAGTTGTTTACATCATCTCTCAATGTAATCGTAATAGGATCCCAAGTGTGTTTGCCTGCTACGTATACTCTTGAGTTGTATACATCTAGTGTAACTTGATCGAAAGTCAAGTTAGGTCTTGTGATGTCGATGATCTGTTTTGTAAGTTCCGATCTCGGTGTTGATACTCCAAAATTTTCCAGGATCGCTCTAAAACGATACTGAAGTTTTGGCATCAATAAGCCTTGTGATGCGGCGCTTTGATCGTTTGCTAAAGGTACTGTGAATTTTGATAATGTTGATATTGCCATGTTTCTCTCTCCTATTTATTCAAAATTATTGACCTAATTTTGCAATTTCTCCTGTGTTTTTGATTCTCAATGGTATGTAAATGAATTCAACTGATTTCACTGGTTCAATTGCTATATCCACATACAATTCATTTCTGTCAATCCTTGTAGGTGTGTTGTTTGTCTCATCACAAACTACTAGGAAGTCAAATAATGCTCTCTGACCTGTCAACTCTAACAAGAATGATTCTATTGCACCCTTGATTTCATTTCTAGTCAATTCATCGTTCGGTTCGAAGATAAATGGTTTCGCGATTGAGTTTAGTTGTGATCTTAAGAACACTGCTAATCTCGCCACGTTGATTCTATCTAACGCTGAACTTGCCGATGTCTTCGTCAAGTTACCAAAGTTTACAATTCCTGCACCTGCGAAGAATGTAATTGGATTTATTTTAACTTCATGCATTGAATCTCTCACTGACTCCGTAACAGAGATAGTTTGGAATTCACCTGTTGCCGCATCTATATGACCAACTGCTGTCGCGTTGTCGACTACACCTCTTCGTGTTCCTGCTGGTGCGAACCATGGGAAAGCAACGTTGTCACTGTTTGCTAATACTCTCAACATCATGTGCGATGGTGGTACAACTATATCCTTGCCACCGTTGTCTGTTGTTTTTCCTGAAGGATAAAACATTCCTAAGAAATCACTTGAACTTACTAGACCGTCTTCACCGTTGTCCAGTGCTCCGGCTGTGTTGTTCGCATAATCTTGAATTGCTGTTGATGTACCTTCCAATCTAAGTGGAGTGTCACCTACTACAAATGCAGTGTTGTTTCTATCTGTGTTTAGGTTTAGCATGTTTGCTATTACTTCTGGATAGCCAGGACAAGCAATTACATTGAAACCTCTTTGGTCTTCTCTAATTGCTTGGTTGGTATCAATCTCAGATTTCAATTGCTCAACAATAACTTTTCTCTGAGCCTTTCTACCGAAAGAACCAGAACCGTCTGCGTTGTTGCTCGATTTTGTTACCCATCTGTCTGGGAAGTAAGTAGCAACAGACTCGTTACTTGCTCTGATGTTTCCTAGTCCTGCTGATCCGCTTCCTGGATATTTTGTTGTTGTGATGTAATCATTCTTGTATTCTTTTACATTGAAACCACTTCTTCTAGTGTTCCACAACATAATTCCCTGTGGGAATAGGTCAGGATTAGGTGCGTCTGGATCTAAGAAGCCATCTGATAATAAATCTTTGATGGAACTTGGAGAACCTGCACCACCCGTTTCCAACGAATCTGTTTTATCAGCCGTTGTGTGGTATCTAGCATCAGCAAAAACAATACCGTCTTCGGTTGTTTGATCTGTGTTGTCAACTAGTTCCCACGCCGCACCTGAAGTTGTCACTGCAACTTGGTTTGATGTGTTAGTAGAACTTAACGTTGCCGCTGTATTGTATTTGTAAAGTTTTGGATAGTTCTCTAGGTCACTAGTGTCAATCCATAAGTCGTTAGTTACAAGTGCAGTTCCATCTGACTGTGTAGTCGGTGCTGTAGCACTGAACTGTGGACCATTTGGATCTGTATTTGAGTATGCTGTCTTGTAACCAACAAAAGTTGTACCATTATGTGCCATGATGTCTGCTTCATCAGTTGCAGTGTGGTACCATAAAGTACCGTCTGCTGGCTCAAGTGTTGGCGAACTTGTTGATGCAGTGTAACTTAATCTCTTCCAGTTTGATGCTAAGATACCTGTGTTGGCACTTGAGTCTATTGTTGCACCTGTTGGAATGTCATATAAGTTGTCTAACAAAGTTGTGCTGTTTGCTGTGAAACTTCCATAAGCGTGTGCAGTTGTTTGACTAAATCCTGCATCTGCTAATGGCGTTCCTAATTCACCATCAAACATTCTAATCTCACCACCTAGTAAGTGTTCGATAACAATCTCACCTGTTGTCAATTTAGATGCTTTAATGTTGATCAATTTAGTTGTTGTCGTAGCCGCCGCGTCTGGATCAACCTTAGCGTTAACAGCCGCAACAAAGTCGTCTGCACCAGTACCACCTAAAGTGATAGTAACCGGAGTACTCATCGCCTCTTGGTTCTTTCTTGATTCACTTATAGTGAATGTTTCTGAACTTGTGAAACTTGGTGATGTGCTGTTACTTGTAATCTTAGTTGTTCCACCTTCATATCTAAAGAATTGGAAGTCACCAACATTTGGAGTTGAATCTGTGGCATCTGCCGCTGTCATTGACTCCTCAGTAATATTATACTGTACGTATAGGTCACCAACTGACAAATTAGCACCGCCGCCTGCTGGATCTAAATTAAAGATCGCTGAATGGTGTGTACTATGTAGTGGACTAGAAACTTGAGAGAAACTAGCACTTGCTGAGCTGTAAAGTTTAGCAACAAGGTTGGCTCCTGAATTTGCAGAAGTAATCTTGAACCACACAGAACCATTTGGTCTATCTTCACTTGTAGTCGCGTCGTCCCAAGTTGGTCTGTTAGTGTGTTTGTCCTGTAAAAATTTGACACCGTTGTATGTGCCTGCTGTAATACCTAGTTCTGCTAACAAACCGTTACCTTCTTCAAATCTAATTGTGTTTGTACCCGCAGTCGAGTCACCTAAAGCCTTACCATTGTGGAAAATTTCTAAGTCACCTGTGATAGAGTTTACACTTGCTGATACGTTTGTTACGTTAGATCCAATCGCTGTAGCAACATCAGATAACGCTGTACCACCCGATGTGATAGTAATTCCGTTAACCTTCATGTTTTTGGTTGTTACTGTTGTGCCAGATGCAACTGTAATGATCGGTAAAGATTCATGCCACGAAGTTGATCCAACTTGTACCCAAGTGTTACTTGCAGTTTTTTTGTATATCTTGTTTGAAACGTGTGTTGTGTTGATTGCGTAATCACCAGTGACGCCAATTGAAGTTTTTGGTATACCAGTAGACACACCGCCAACTAGGTCACTAGTTGATGTGATCAATGTTGGTGTTACCGCTGTAAATTTCTGATCAGTTTTAGACCACTCAAATAAACCATAAATGCTTGATGCAAGGTCAAACCAATATGTTCCGTCTGCCGGTCTTGCGGAAGGAGCCGAAGCACTTCCAACTAATTCTGATGTGTTAACATTTGCTCTTAGGATAAATGCTCTATTGGCAATTCCTAGGAAACTGTATGCCGCTTGTAAACCATATTCGTTTAGCTCATTGCCGTGTAATGGATTACCTGATGCGTCTGTGAAAAATTTCGGATCTCCGAAAGTTTCTGTTAATTCTCTTTGTGACGAGATTAAGAATGCAGTGTTGGCATTTGCAGTTGTTGTTCCTGATGCAGTGCCGTCTCCTGCTCCGTTAGTCTTGTCCTGTGATGATGCTACTATGAATAGTGGTGTTGTACCCGCATCTGATGGTACATAAAAGCTCTCATTTATTACTGAGACTTCTACTCCTGGTGATGTCAATGTTGCCATTTTACGTGTTCTCCTTGCAAGTTGTACGTATACTAGAGTTATTTATTAGATCATACGGTTTTGTTGATATAATTTACCGTTTTCAAGGTGCCTATATAGGTAACGTAAATACGCATATGCAATACAAAAACAGACCATTGTGTAAGCATTGTAAGACAAAGCCCAGGGCCTATGCCTATAAGAAAGGCACTACTGTATATTGGCGTAGCCTGTGTGACACTTGTAATCGTAAGAAACACAACAAAAAAATAGGCGGAGTTACTGCATTACAGCGATCTGGGTATAAAAAGAAACGTAAATGTGAACTGTGCGGATTCAAAGCACAAAGTCAAGCACAACTGGATGTGTATTTTATTGATGGCAATTTAAGAAATACTGTGTCTTCAAATTTAAAGACTGTTTGTGCCAACTGCCAAAGACTGCAAGGGGTCAGACGTCTTGGCTGGCGTGTTGGTGATCTTGTTGCTGATAACTAAATCATCAACTTTTTTAAGTAATTCTTCCTTTGTTCCAGCATTGTCTATTACGAAATCGAAGTCCCAGCCCATCCAATCCCATTCTGATTTGTGTGCGCCTTTGGCTTCCATTTGTTCTCTAGACGGTAGTTCTCCCCTCTTTACAAGCATTAGTATGCCCCCTGATTTTTTAATCATTTTTAGTTCGTTTTGAAATCTGGTATCTGCTATTACTGTTGGTGTGCCATTGTATCTCATCAAACAACTGTCAATCCATATAGCATCATGCATGTTTTGACGCATCACTTCTGTGCCAAAATGTTGCAATACCCATCTAGGTGTTACTGGCTTTCCAAATTTTTCACTCCAAAATTTATCAGGCTGTTCTCTCCAGTATCTGCTTGATTCAGTCTTGCCTTCCAGCATTTCCCTGTCCCAATTGAACATACAACTTACAGCATCTTTTAGACTTTTAGCAAATGAATCTTTTCGATAACCGTGTTTCTCTTCCAGTCTGTCGGCAACAGTGCCTTTACCAGAACCTATTAATCCTACTACACCTATCAGCATAGGATTATTATACTATTTTTTTAGACGTTTTTCAATGACTAATTTGGCTTCTTTTACCGCACCTAGTATGCTTTTACGGATGTCTATCTTTTTACTTTTTAAGGCCGCAATAGACATATTTTCTAGATCCTCGACAATCTGTTCAAGTTCTTCTAGATCGCAGTCTTCATATTTTTTGTATCGGGAATCTGTCATGACAAACTTATTTAAAAATATTTGATTATGAATTAACCAATAACAAAACTATGAGGTGTGCCACCTTCAGCATAGTTGCCAATGTCCGCTTCTAATTTTTCCATTTCTGCTTGGCCCTGTGTCTTAAGTTCGGCTCCATTCAATGAAGTGCCTCCCTGTGGACTTGCTATGGTATTGAACTTACCTCTCGCCTCTCCTAGCATGACTTTAGATACTGCAAGTGTGTAGTCTCTAATCCATGGTTTAGCGTATATGTCTTTGAACAGTGTTATGTCCGGTCTGAAATTATCTGTGTGCATTAGAACAGTTTCATTGTCTGCCCGTGGTCTTTGTGTAATTGTAAGTTTTTTAGTTGCAACGTCAAAATGAAACTGTATAAAACTTCCAAACAGTTTTCCTATCAGTTCCTGGTATGATGCGAAAGCGTAGTAAGTCGCCAAACCACCAGTCGCTCCTGCTCTTAGGAGATATGTGTTTGTGTATGCCAAGTTGAATGGTTCGAATAGTGTTCCGCCTTCTCCTCCTTCAGTTCTTGATCCAACAGTTCTTCTGTGTAGGCTTCGCACATTTATAATTTCATCTGGCAAGATGTATGAGTTTTGATCTTTCTTTAATTCTAAGAAAGCATATGATTCTTCTACAGCGTTTGAAGATCTCTGCCTGAATTTGTTAATTGCTCTTTCCAGTGCCGTTTGATAGTGTTTTGGGTCTAATTCAACGTCGATCATGCCCTCACCGAGGTTGTTTTTCACATAATCGAATATCTCTTGTTGACCTGTTTGTAGTTCTGACATACTCATATTTATTGCCTTTGGCTGTGCAATAAATATGTGTGATATGCCAAGATTATCCATTTTTAAGCCTGAAAAGGGCAATGACTACAAATTCTTTGATCGTAACATTAAGGAGATGT